CTAGTTCAGCACATTTTTTGTGTAGTTGTTCACCTTTTTGTTCTCTAAATGATCTGTCAATTGATTGTGTGCAAACAGGACAGGTATCATTTTCAGCAAAAAATTTTATTGACTTATTGTGTGTATCTAAATTTTGTTCTATTTTAGTTTCTAATTTTTCTAATTGTTTTAGTTTATTATTTGCTTCGGCTTCACCTTCTAGTTCTTTATTATAGTCTTGTATTTGTAATTGTATTTCTGCTATTTTATTTGTGTATTCTTCTTTTGCTTTATTATGTTTTTCTATTTGTAGTTTCTTGTCGTCAATATCATTTGTATTTAATTCTGATAATGATTTAAAATGTTTCATTTCAGTATCATATTTTGTTTGTATTAAATCACACTTGTGGCGCATTTCTAAAACTTCTTTTGATAGTTGTCCTTGTTGATCTCTTAATATCAAATCCATTTGAGTAAACACTTTTACGTCTAATATTTCTTCAACAACATCTCGTCTGTATCTTGCCTTCATTTTCATAAAAGGTTCATAAGAAGAAGAACCTAAAATAACAACTTGAATAAATGATCTATAATTTAACTTCATAATATTTTGTTCTAAATATTTTTGATAATCAATACTAGAGGCATCCTGATTTAGTAAAATGCCGTTCTCATATATTTCAAATAAATTAGGTTTAACACTTCGTTTAACTCTATATTGTTTTGTTCCTACATCAAACTCTATCTCAACTTCACAATCACTTGAATTAATTGTGTTTATCATTTGTTCTTTTTTAATTATTCTAAAAGGTTTATTAAACAACGCCCAACATAATGCGTCAAGTAAAGTAGATTTACCTGATCCGTTTTGACCAATAATTAAAGTAGTAGGCGATTTGCCCAGGTCTATTTCTATTGGTGTGTTACCTGTTGATAAAAAGTTCTTATATCTTATCTTCTTAAAAATAATCATCTAGTGGTTCAAATTCTTGTCTTCCGTTTTCATCTGGTGGACCAAAAGGATCAACCTCTGCTTTACGCATATTAGTATTTAATACAATTCTTTTGTTTGTATCTGTTTGTGTTGTTCCATAGTGTAAATGTGTGCCATTAAATATTACAATTGAATTAGCAACTGATGGTGCTACTACTTCTTTTCTATCTTTATCTAATAAAATTGTTTCGGCATTACACGTATGAAAGTTAAATACTGAAGTTACTATTGTTGGATCAGGTCTTCCGTTTTGTGTTATATCTGTATGTACACCGTGTTTCTTTTTTTCTCCGTGATTAGGATAAAGATTTAATTTCATTCTAATCATTTTAGTAGGTTTACATCTATCTTGCATATGTTCTTCAATAAATTTTTGAAATACGCCAAACAACGGCATTATTTCTTTGTCGTAAACCTCTTTACCCATACCTGATAGTTGACTATCAACAAATAAAGTTTTGCCTAATTTTACTTCATTGCCACCTGGTGTAGTATTATTGGCTTCTAAATTTCTATCATTCCAGTTCCAGTTTAAAGTGTCGTGTTCTACAACTGAAAGAAGATAATCAAAAAGAGGTTTTGGTAAAAAGTCATTTATAATTTTTATCATTCGTTTGCCTCTACATATAGTTCTTTAGTAAAATCTTTTAATTTCTTTCTATCTAAATCTGTATCAATCTGGTCAATATAGTTATTTAGGAAAGTCATAGTATCTTCGCCTTGATCTAGTATATCTGCTCTTACGGTTTGTTTTATATCTATTGGGTCTTCTATTATTTGTAATTCGTGTACATTTGTATTAGTGTAAAATTTTTCTACAAGTTTATTATACATTTCTTCATTTGTTTTATATGATACAAATAATTTAACAAAACAATCTTCATATGGTTTTAAGTCAAAGTTAGTGTAGTCCGTTTTTCTGTCATCATATATTATCTTTTTAAATATAGCAAGATCATTAGGTATTCTTTCTAACTCTCTTGTTTCTGTATCAAAGATATGAAATCCTTTAGGACAATTATGGTCTGACCACATTATCTGATATTGTGTGCCAAGATAGTAAATAAGTCCGTCATCTGATTTTTTGTGAAAGTGTCCAGACATAACTTTTTCAAATCGTTTAAATTGTTCTCTATCCAGACCGTGCATATTCATATGACCTTTGTGCATTTCAAATCCTTTTATTTCTAAATGACCAAAACAAATATCAGCAGTAGAGTGATCTATTGCGTGTATTGAGTCTTCATAATTGTCATCACAAATCCAAGGTAAGAATAACATACGACAACCACCTAGTTCTACTTCTTTAGGTCCTTCGTATATCCAAGGTTCATTTATGCCGTCAAAAGATGTACATAGTTGTTGAATAGAGTTTACTTTATTTGTATTCTTATAATAAGTATCGTGGTTACCTAATATAATATGTGTATCTATTTTTAAATCCCATAGTCTTTTCCAAAACTTTTGTTGGAAATTATGGGCAGTATTAAAGTTAATAAACTTTCTTCTATCAACCACATCACCTAAATGTATTAATGTATCAATCTTGTTTTCTATGAGATATGGAAAAAACAATTCATCATAGAAACGATTTTGATATTTAATAAATGCAGGTGAGTCATTACGGCAACCGAAGTGTGTATCATTCAGTAGTGCTATTTTCATAACTCAAAAAGTAATTTAGATTACTTGATGTTTTCTTTTTCCTCTTCTTTTTCTTTTTGGCGTTAGCGTCTGCAATTTTTTGCTGTTCCTCAATAGGCATATTCTTTTTAAGAAATTCTGTAAATTGATTTTTAAACTCTTTGTCTTCACCTGGTTGCAAAGTCATATCATCATAATTAGATTCTGTAATAAGTCTGTTTTTGATTGTAACTTGTTTTTTCTCTTTCTGTATTCTTCTTACAAAGGCATAGTATATTATTTGTGTAAAATACGCAAAAGGATTGTTTGATGTTTTAGGATTAAAGTTGTCTAGGTATTGTAAACAATTCTCTATACCATCACTTATCATATCATCTCTAAATGTATAATTGATAAAATTAGGTCTGTATGATAGATGGTTTGCAATTTTTAAAAAACAACTGCCGATATAATCTGTAACTGGCGGTTTCGGTTTCTTTTCTCTTTTCGCTTTGTTGACCATCTTGCGATACTCAATCATTGCCTGAAGAAACTCTTTATTATTTACATAATGTTCTTTTTTTGTAGTTTTTCTCATAATATATAATATAACACCTTTCGCTATATTTGTCAATGTTTTAGCAAATCAGCATTGACTTTTTTTCGGTTTTATGTATAATTGAGCGTGTAAGCGTTTGGGGAGAAAGCTAGCTATACTAGTGTATAGTTTTTTCCTCATCTTCTTCAAAATCATCAAATATATCATTTATCTTTTCATTATCTTCGTCTGTCAGTTTTTGTGTCTTATAATTTTGTTGTCTAAGCGGTGCAGGTTTTTGGTCGTAATTAGTCGCAATTGTAAAATAAGAAGACGCCATTTCAGTAGTCGCATTTGTTATAGTCATAATCTTATTTTTAGGAATAGTAATTACTTTATCAGTTGTATAAGAACACCATTTAATTAATGCGATATAATCTTTAAAACCTGTAAGTGTCATTTGAGGCACATACTTAATTAATAAAGGTTTATTTAATCTCAACAATTGAGAATTGTCTGGTAGTTGATCTTTACCTGTAGGCAAAACGGCAACTACATCCTCACCATTAATTAGTTTTAATATCTTTACTGATTCTTGTGGTTGGTGCATATCTATTTTAACTCCACATTATGGATTTCGTAATTAAAGTCCTCTTCGTTGTATATATTTATCCTTTCTCTAAAGTGTGCTAGAGTATAATTCTCTTTTTCGTTATGTGTTAAATCATCTGCCACATCATATAAGGTTGCATTTGATTCGTTATCTTTTAATCTTAAACCACGACCAATTGATTGCAAGTTTCTTATACGAGATTTACTAGGACTTGCAAAGACTATGTTATGTAAATTTCTGATATTGATACCAGTT